GAAAATGGGTCTCCCCCAGCGGGTCTGTACTACAGCTTAAACATCTTGATGAAGACTCTGATGCTATGAAGCTCCAGGGGTTTTCGGTAACTTTCCTAGGATTCGACGAACTTGGTAACTGGCCGTCGCCAGAACCAATCGATCTATTGCAAGCTACTATGAGATCTGCGGCTGGTGTGCCCACGCTATTTCGCGCGTCAGCAAACCCGGGCGGGCCAGGTCATGGTTGGGTCAAAGAGAGATACATTGATGTAGAAAGTGATGATAGAATTTTTATACCGTCCAAGATACAGGATAATAAACCATTAATAGATAACGATCCTGGATATATTGATAGGATAAAAAATAGCGGTCCTCCTTGGTTGGTCAAGGCTTGGTTAGAAGGTGATTGGAATATAGCACCGGGAGCTTTCTTTGAAAAAGTTTGGGATCCTTCTATTCATGTGGTAGAACCGTTTGACATTCCACTTGAATGGAGACGTTGGAAATCTTACGACCATGGTTACAAATCGCCAGCTGGATGTGTCTGGTTTGCGCAGAACTATGATGGTATAATCTACCTGTATAGAGAACATTATTGGAGTTCAAAACCTAACAAGGGGAGTGAAACCCCTATCGAAGATATAGCAAGGGAGATTTTAGATGTTGAGAGCGATGAAAAAAGTAAAGGTATTAAATTTAGAAACAACGTTGCAGACTCTGCAATCTTTATCAGAGATGGTCGCCACAAGAGCGTCGCGGATGTATTCGCCGATTATGGAATTGTGTGGGAGGCTAGTTCGAAAGGTCCAGGCTCTAGGGTTCAAGGTTTGCAAGAAATTGTGGACAGACTTAATAATCAAACCTTTAAGGTTTTTAATAATTGTAAGCATTGGTTGCGTACGGTACCGTCATTACCTGCTGACCCCAAGAAAATTGAGGATATTGACACGAGCGCTGAGGATCACTTATTCGACGCGACGAGATATGGATTAATGATGAAACGGGCGAGAAGTGTAAAACCGCCAGAAATAAAGAAACAACCGAAACCATTTACACTTGAATGGCTAGATAAGTTGGATGAATTGTACGAGGAAGAGCAATGGAAAATTTCAATCTAGGCGATATAAATCCAAACGCAAATGTTGGAATTCCAGCTGACGCAAAGGGTTTAATTCGTAAGTTTCAACAGAACGTAGAATTGTCTTACGAGAAGTGGAAGGTGCGTTACAAAGAAATTGAATCTTCGCGTCGGTATGCATTGGGTCGATTGAATGAACGTACACAAGTTATGCAGGTAAATCAGTCTTGGGGGCAAGCTGGTCGTCTAATCAAGGGGAACATTATACATGCTACACTGCAAGGATTGCTTCCTCATATATATTCTAGAAACCCGGAAATAAGAATTAGACCAGGATTAAATGTTGACCCGCAAGGATCTCAATACAGAGTTTCTGATCTTTTTGCTAATACATTGGAGATTGTACTTAACGAAGCTTTGAAGAAGGCGAATTTAAAAAAGATTGCTAAGCAGGTTTTAAGATCTTGCATGACAAGCAAGATAGGTGTCGTAAAGGTTACGTACCAACGTGATTATTATAAGGATCCATTGGTAAGTAGAGAATTTAACGATGCGCAAGATAGTTTAGCAAAAATACAAGATGACGTTAGACAGTTAGAAGCTGGTGGGAATTACAGTGGTGATAAGGATGAATTAATGGAAGAGATTCAAATGACCATGAATTCATTGAGCCAGCAAGTCGAGGTTTTACAACAAGAAGGTTTGAATTTAGGATATGTAAGACCAGAAGATTTTCGTATGGATACATCATTAGACTCCTTGCAGGATTATAATGCTGCGCGGTGGATTGCTAACGTTACTTGGATGACGCCATCAGACGTTATGGAGAGGTTTCAAAAAACAAAAGAAGAAGTTGGAAAGTATACTATATTTCGCAGAACAGCAGACGGAATTCCTAATAGATTAAATCGAGATAGTGCAAGTTTAAGCGGCGTTGAAGATGTAAACTTGGCAATAGCCGTTTGGGAATATTGGGATAAAACGACACAAACCGTATATACCTGGTGCGAGGGTGGTAGCCAATGGTGTCGACCACCGTACGTCCCCGTTAAGATGGGCGAAAGGTTTTTTCCGTATTTCCTTTTAGGTTTGAACTGGATAGACGGTCAAGAATGGCCAGTATCAGAAACGGAATTAATGATGAATCTGCAGGATGAATATAATACCGTCAGAGATCAATTAGCAGAACATAGAAAATTATCCGCCCCGTTTTATGTTGCAGACGCCTCCAGAGTAAATGAAGAAGATATAGGCATTTTTAGCAATGCAACCATTGGTGAGGTTGCTATGATTAATGCATCTGGTTTAGGTGTGAATCAGGTTTTCCAACCAGTTCAAACACCTCCTATGAATCCAGTTGTATATGATACAACACCTATAAGAACAGATATGGAATGGATTAGTGGTCTAGGTGATGCTCAACGCGGTGGGATTATGCGTGCTAAAACAGCAACAGAAGCGAATATTCAACAAGAAGGTTTAGCTTCTAGAATGCAAGAAAAAATTGATTCGACAGAGGATTGGTTAAGAGACATTGCTTGGTATTCTGCAGAAGTATTACTACAGGAAGTAACGCCTCAGAAGGTACAACAAATAGCAGGACCTCAAGCGTTTTGGCCTATACTAAACAAACAACAGTTATATGACAGCGTATATATTAGCATAGCTGCTGGTAGTACTGGTATGCCTGATGAAAACGCAGAAAGAATGCGTTGGATAGAGTTAATGCCAATATTGATGCAAAATATTCAAATGGTTCAAATGATGAGACAGGCTGGCGTTCCTGATCAATTTAATCCGTACGTCCAGTTAATAGAAGAAACATTCAAGAGGTTTGATGAGCGTATTGATATTGCTAAGTTTCTACCACCTATGCCAGAAGAAATGCAAAAGTACATGATGCAAAATATGATGATGCAACAAGCTATGGGACAGGGGCAACAGAATATGCCTAATGCTGTGCAGCCTCCTCCTCCACCACAAGGAGCTAATGAGGTTATGAATGCTCCTAATAATCGCGTTATGCAACGCACTAGAAACCAATATAGGCAACCACAGGGAGAAATGTAAATGGCAGAAGAACAACGTGAATTATCGCATGAAGAATTAAGAGATAGCACGTATGAGGTTATGGCTAATGCTTTACAAGAAATAAATGACGAGAGAGGAGAGGATCAAGAACCGGTAGTAGAAACGAAGGAACCAGAAGCCGAACCAGAAACTGAAGTAGAAGCTACAGGAGAGACAATTGATGGAGAATCGACCGACCTTAACGCTCCCACCTACCAAGAAGCTCAGGACTCACAGCAAGAATCCCGCAACGAAGAATTTAATACAGAAGCAACAGAAGAAGCAGTTCAAACACGCGAGACAGGTGAAGAGGGGGTCACATTAGAATCGGAAGATTCAGAAGTATTAGACAACTTAAAACCAAAAGCGCAAGAACGCTTTAAGTATTGGATCGATAGAGCTAAAAATATAGAAAACCAATATAACCAAATGTTGAGTGGTAATAATCAGTTAGTTGATATAATACAAACAAGCACAACAAATCCTCAACAATTAGGTTGGGCATTAGAATTATTTAAAGGATTGAATTCTGGTGATTACGGAACGGCCATTAACGCTCTAAAAGGATTAGATCAATTTTCAGATCAAATAGCAAAGAAGTTGGGTGTGCATAGTGATGGAAACGAAAAATCTACGTATGAAGATTTCGAAGATTTATCTGGTGCTGTTCAAAATTTAGAAATGAGTGAAGATTGGGCAAATAAATTAGCTTCGCAAAGAACATCACAAAACTCTATGAATCAAGCGCAAGCATCTTTCAGAGAACAACAGCAGCAACACGCTCAATATTCTCATCAATTAGAATCTCATAAACAACATGCATTTAAGCAGATAGAAGCTTGGGAACAGAATTTGACTGAAAAAGATCCCGACTTTGGTTTAAAGAAGGATATAATGATAGAAATGGGTACTCAACTTGCACAATCACAAGTACCACCTGATCAGTGGTTACCTGTATTGCAGAATCAGTACCAAACCCTTTCTCGAGGAATGTCTGTTGCCTCCTCCGATAAAGGTTCTGTTAGAAAACGATCAGGACCCCTAGCACCTGGTACAGGCAACAGTGGATCCGGCAATGTAAAAGATCTAGAAAGCGCTGAAGTTACTCCAGAGTTTCTTCGAGCACATCTAGACGCAATGCACGGTAATTGACAGGATTGACGTAAACTGAATTCGTCATCAGTAGCACGTATAGGCTTTCGTGTGGCCAACCTGTTTTAATGTTTAACTTTTTGGAGGTATAACCAATATGGCAATTGCAACAGTAAATGCTGGCGTATTAGCTGCTGGTGATATAACCCAGTTAGGATACGTCTCACTTGCCAACTACCTCAAAAATAAACCTATTGATCAGATTGCGGTTCAGCGTCCTCTACTCAAAGCTCTAATGGCTAAAAAGAAGCCTTGGGGCGGTGGTGTAGGTGGTACTGGTGGTAAAATGATTGTAGAACAGGTACGTACGAGTTACGGCGCGGATCAGTTTAAATGGTTTGGTGATTCGGGCACGAACGTATCTGATACGGTCGGCTTTAGCACCCGTGATACTGTTCGCCAGGTTTATTATCCTTGGAACTCAGCTCATGACGGCTTTAAGTTCTCTGAGGATTTTTTGATTGGTAACGGCATTTTAATCAGTGATTCACAGTCTCCTCGCAACTCCAGCGATGCTTCTCTAGTTCAGTTGACGAATGTTTTCAACGAATCAATGGAAGTTTTGCGACTTGGTTTTGAAGAGCAGTTGGATCTTTCACTTCACTTAGATGGTCAATATACTGTAGGCGCGAGCCCAACAGCAAGTGCGACCATCAACGGTTTGGACTTCTTGGTTTCTTTTGACCCCACGACTGGCACGGTTGCTGGTATTGATAGGTCAGTAGCGGGTAACGCTTACTGGCGTAACAATTTCGATTATGGCAACGGCCTGAATACAGGCGGTGCTGTGCCTGGCGCAAAGGGTTATACAAGCACCCACATTATTGCTGCAATGCAAAACATGTGGCGTAATTGTCAGAAGAACGGTGGTTCACCTAACTTCATTATTGCTGGTCAAACTTTCCTAGATTCCTATGAAATCGCGGCAGCTACTAAACTCAGTCGTTATGCTGTACAACCTGGCGCATCTAGTCAGCCTTGGAATATGGATCCGTCCGTAGAAATCAAGGACATGGGTACGTTTACTGGGTTGTTCTTCGAGGGCGTTCCAATTCTTTGGGATCCGACCTTTGATACGGCAGCTAATGACAAAGACAGTGGCAACAGTAATGACAAGAACGTTCCTTGGACACACCGGTGTTACATGCTCAACATGAATCACTTGCATCTTCGACCTATCGAAGGCAATGACATGATTGCGCGTAAACCGCCTCGCGAACACACAAGCTTTAACTACTACTGGGGTATGACATGGCGTGGTGCGCTAACTGCAAACCGCATGAACTGTCACGGTGTAATTTCAGCGAGTGGTGCTTAATGTTGTTTGATCTTGGGGGCTTCGGCCCCCTCGATCACCTAAAGGGAGATAAATATGCAAACAGTTAATAGTATACGTGTCACTTTAACAAAAGACACATTTAATGCTTATTCGTATCGTATTCCAAAATATGAATTACCGGCTATCATGAATTTATGGGGTAGAGAAAACGTTGCAGTTTCGGAAAAAGATCAAGATCCATTAGAATTTGAAAATCCTGATGCAGAAATACATAGAATTTTTCAAAAATATGGAGAAGAATTAACGAAACGCACGTATGGTGATGACTTCTACGGAGCATTAGAGAAAGCTATTGAAGAATCCACAATAGAAAAGAGGGATTTGAATGGCAGCGAGAACGCTATCGAGTCTGAGAACGGAATTAGCGCAGAGGTTAGGGTTTAGTTCGTCTGGTTCTGGAGCGATACTCCAAAAAGATCTTTTAAATTCTGCACTGAGAAGTGGGCAGGAGCAATTATTCTATGAGTTTGGTGATGTTTTAACAGGGAAAATAAATGATACCGTTCCTGGAAAAACCATCAAAGATCAAAATACTTACATTGTACCTAATGATTGCAATCTAAGAAAACCATTAATCGTTTCAATAAAGCGATCTGGTGAATCTAATTATTTCTCAATACCTTCAGGTATAACAACTGCAGAACATAATTTTGAATCTATAGATACTCAAACCCCATTAAAGTGGGATGTATTAGATGATGGTGGCGTACCGAAATTAGAATTATGGCCGACACCAGATTCCTCTAATGATGAAATTAGATTGGAATATAATATCGGTTTAAAACCATTTTCCGATGATCTTGATTTAACATCTGTGGAGCCTCAATTAGTATTACTGCATGGTATAGTTACCATGAAGGCGCATTATAGACAACCAGATTACGAAATATATGCTGGACAATTAGAAGCTCTCCTTGGAAGGTTACGCGCGGCATTAGTCCAGCGACATAGACACGTAAAGAGAACATCATCTTTTATTTTGGATCCTTCATCTGTGGAAACTATAGGATCTAGCGTAACGAACAGTTACATTAACGTAGTATCAACAATACTATCTGGCGCTGCAGCTGGCGCTATTAAGACGGCAGGATCACCATGAGTGTTACATACGAAAAAGTAATTTCTATGCCAGCTGTGAGTAGTACGTCTGGCTTAGAAGATAAATTAATGTATGTCACAGAATCTCCTAGTACAGATGAAAATTTAACATTTAAGCGACATAGAGATTATGTAAACGAAGGCATTATTGGTGGCACCGGCATTGATGCTACCGTTAGTAATGCTTTCAGTGGTGGAGCTGGAACAACCACCCTAACATTAGATGCTTCAGAGTTATCTTCTGTAACACTTGTACCTACAGATTATGTAGTAATAGAAGATGTAACAGATAACTCTACAAAGAAAGTATTAGCTTCAGATATTAGTGCTATAGTTAGTAGCGCAGTAACTAGCGTTAGTGGTGGAACCAATTTAAACACAACGCCTTCTGGCACAACTGGTGCTGTTACTCTAAATATGGAAACAGTTGTTACCGGTTTGACATCAGTAGCTGCTACGACATTTACTGGAGCTTTAACAGGTAATGTAACAGGTAATATAACAGGCAACGTGACTGGTAATGTCACAGGAAACGTAACTGGTTCCTCTGGATCAACTACAGGTAATGCCGCAACAGCAACTGCTTTGCAAACATCTAGATTTATTGCAAATCAAGCCTTTGATGGTACTGGTAATGTTAGTATAGCATTAAGTAATTTAACAGATGTATATGGTAGCATGTCCCCTTCGGATGGGTACGCTTTGATTTATGATGCTACTAACGGTTGGCAAGCTGAAGCATTCTCAGGATCGGGAACGGTGCAAAGCGTAGCAATAGCAGGTACTGATGGTATCGATGTTGATAGCGGTTCTCCAATAACGAGTACTGGAACGATAACATTAGGATTATCTGATATTCCTGTTGCCGCTTTAGATGGTGGTACAAGTGCTAGTGCTTCTACATTTTGGCGCGGTGATGGTAGTTGGGCAACGCCAGCAGCTACTACTTATACAGCAAGTGATGGTCTAGATTTAACAGGTACTGCGTTTTCTGTAGATTTATCTGATACAGCTACATTTACCTCGACTAACACCGCAAGTAAGGCGGTTGTACGAGATGGTTCGGGAGATTTCGCTGCTGGAACTATAACAGCAGACTTGGCAGGTCATGCTGGAACAGCTACTTCTGTAACAGGGGGAGCGCAAAGCGCTATAACCAGTGCAGATAACATGACATCTGCTGCTATATTAGAGACGGTTGGGACAATCTCGACAGGCGTTTGGGAAGGCACTACAGTCGCGGTCGATCAAGGCGGTACTGGACAAACTAGTTATACCAACGGCCAGTTATTGATAGGTAACACAACCGGTAATACTCTAACAAAAGCCACGCTAACAGCTGGCACAAATATAACACTCACCGAGGGTGCGGGATCAATATCGATTGCTGCGGCTTCTGGTGGGGATCCAGCTGGAACGGCCGTAGCCATGGCCATAGCTCTAGGAGGGTAATATGGCGAACACTTTTAAAAACCAAGGTGCTGCATTGACAACGGGTGGCGCAGATGTATATACCGCGCCAGGAAGCACAGAATCTATTATACATTCTTGCATTATATCGAATATTCATGCTACTGAT